GATTTGCAAACATGGCTCTGGTCCTGGTGAGTTGAGCTGAGACATGCAGGCGCTTCTCGTACAACAATTGCCAGAGGAGTTTAACTTTGTCGTTGTTTGAGCCTTTGTACTTCGGGGCTTCGTTGAGAATGATCTGACCATCGGATGCTTCGTAGGTGATGGCCGCATCGCTTTTGTCGGCAGAGGAACGATCCTGGAAGGCGGAGGTGTCAGACCAGTGACGCCACTTCAAATCAATATTGAATTTTTTTTTCTGCCAGTTGTTCCAGTAATCAATCTTTTCTTGGCAGATCTCGACGAACTCCCGGATGGACATATAGGTTCTGATCACCACGAACTCGTCTAGTATGGAAAACGAAACTATCTTTCTTTTTGTTACTGGATGTTCGGTGATGATTTTTTCTTCGATGGTAAAGGAGTGATTTTTGCTTTCACCCATGTCCCAGCCACTAAGAAGCACCAGGCATCCAGGTGTTGGTACCGCCACTTCGATCTCATCTTCAGGGCAATCTATCTTGCCGATGATATGAGTGGCATCATCCCATACGTCACTGAAGTGTCCGTCAGTAATGTCTTGTTCCCATTTACCCTCTACAAACCGAGCGTACCAGTTTGGCTTTTTTCTGTACCGTTCGATCAGATCGTCTTTGGCCTGTGGATCAAGTTGCGGGTTGTCTGCAATCATTGCCAGGATTTTATGGAACCGATCTCTGGCGATTTGTCGTTTAGGATTTTCGTCCGGTGCTGGTTTTTCATCTTTGAATTTCCACCACTTGTCGTGGAGCCAATTGTTGGTTCCGGTATCTGGCGGATTGCAGTCGCAGATAATTTGATGCTGATCAAACGGCACGAACGGGACCATGCGTAATGAGTCGCACAGGATGTCAAAGGCGTGTTCATCGCAAAATTGGTCAACCTCACTTAGCCAGTACATTGAGTAAGCAGAGGACTTAAACTTGGCTTCTACTTCCTGGGAATGTTCAAGTGAGTGGCACTGGATTTCGGATATGGTTCCATGTCGATTTCGGATTCTGACGAAAGATAATTTGGTATCACCTGCCGTTTTTGGTCCTTCTACCACCTGGAATCCGTAGCAATTTTTTTCCCATAGCTGGAGTGCCCTCGTAAGAAGAACCCATACACCTGCGCTCTTGGCATTCTTAAGTGTCTTACAGATGATCGCAGCCATTGCTCCGTCCACATCAAAGGCGTGACGGAGTAGCTTGTGGATGATTCCGAATGTCTTTCCAGACATGCGAGGGCCGTGAACTAAAAGGTATCTATGCTGGTCATTGAAGATCTCAAGTTGTTTGAGATTCATCGGTGGATACCAGCATGGCGTCGGACTGTCATCGTAGATAAAACCAGTTTGTTCGTTGACTTTGATCATAGCGGCTGAGCACAATGCCGGACGTGAACTACGAACTGAACCATGAACAACTTTATCAGATCATATTTGGCGGAGATAGGAGCAAAGGGTGGCAGAGCTGGGAAAGGAACCTTGCTTCGGAAACAGGTTGCCCGGAAGGCAGCATTGGCCAGATGGGCAAAACGAAAACGAAACCAAGCACGAGCTGGAAAGGAGGCGAGTCCATGACCAGTGGTTATCGGCAGATTTGGTTGCCGATACATCCTAGAGCAACAAAGACTGGTTACGTGCTTGAACACATTCTTGTTTGTGAGCGGGCGCTTGGACATTTTCTTCCGGAAGGAGCAGTTCCTCATCATGTGAATGAGGTTAAGTCTGACAATCAGCCAACCAATCTTGTTCTGTGCCAGGATAGGGCTTTCCATAATCTGATCCACAAACGGATGAGGGCGCTTAAGGAGTGCGGAAACGCAGACTGGCATCGCTGTAAATTCTGTCACACTTGGGACTCTGAGGGGAATCTTTATGTGAACGAGTACAGAGGGGAAACGGTATCTTATCACCGTACCTGTATGCAGGATTGGAAGGCTAAAAAGAAATCGAGCTTAGGCACGGTGCCAAAAAGAAAAGCAGCCAGGGGGCCATATCGAAAGAAGTTGCAGTTGGCCGTTAAGGGTGTTTAATGCCAGAACTATGCCAAGCACAATGGTTTTCGATATGGCCGACGAAGGCGTCAAAGCAATGGTGGATGGCTGGGCCGACAACACCGAGTACACCGCCACCGTTACCGTAAAGACCGGCGCTGGCCCTCAGCGCAACGTGGCGGAGGTAACCAGCTTCACGCCGGATGAGCAGATTGTGGAAGAACCGGAGGAAAAATCCATGATGAAGGAACACATGGCGGAAGGTGGTAAAAAGATGGGCGGCAAGATGCCATCCATGAAATACTAGTTGTGGCTGTACCCATCCAGCGCCTTATCGACGAGCACAAGCTTGATCCTAAAAGCCTCAAGAGGTATTTCGACGCGGACATGCTGGCCGCTGAGGGTAACGAGCACAAGACCAAGAAGCTGGTCAACAACATCAGCAGCATCATCCGGGAAGGCATCCATCGCAACCGCCAGGATTACAGGCTCTACAAGGCGATGGACTGGGCCTATGACTCTCCGTTCTATCAGGTGTCATACACCCAGCTTCGTGGCCTGATTGATGGCAAGGCTGATGACAAGAAGGTGATAGAGGCAGTGAATAACTGGGGCTTGACCCATCTGCTCCCGGTGGTGATGGAGAACGGCAAGGAATGTTGCAATCAGGACGGGACCAAGAAACGTGCCGTTAATATCCCGGTCTTCTTCAACATCTTCGTTCCCATCGTCATGGCTTACATCGGCATCCGGTGGGCCAAGCTGTTCAATGATCGCAACCTGAATCCGTTGTTCAAGTACGAGCCGGTGCAATGGACCAAGGAGAATCGGTTGCGCTGCGAAGTGGTAACGCAAGTTATTCAGAAGATGTCAACGTGGTTCGATTACAAGGCCGATACCAAGCAAACCATCCTGCAAACTCTCATCTATGGATTCTGCATTAACTTTCCTCGCGAGTCGTGGTTTCCGGAATATCAAGAAGACGAAAAAGGTGAGAAAGTAATCATCCGCGAAGGGTTACGGTTCAACATTCCCCATCCCAGCCGGACCTACTACGACCTGTACCATCGCCTGTCCTCGCTGAACTCCAACTCCGGTTGCGCCTACGCTGGATACTGGGAGCTGTGTCGGTATGGTGAGATTTACGACAGCGACATCTACTGGAACAAGAAGAAGATTACGTTTGGGGCCATGACATCCTGGTTCGATTTGGGTCGGAGTGATTTCTTGGAGCAGGTGTTTCCGTGCAACATGTCCTTTCCGAACCGGACTGGAGGATTCAACTCATTGGACCGCCAGGATGAAGCAGCTAACTATTACAGCCAGGGCGATTTCAATGCTTCAACACTGGTTACCCAACATTTCCAGCGCATAGTCCCAAAGGATCACGGCCTTGGTTCCTATGAATATCCAGTCTGGTTCCGATTTGTATTCGCCAATGATACTACGGTAATCTGGGCGGAGCCGCTGGCTTTTGATGTCTTTCCGACCTACGCCTACGATGCAGACTTCAACCGGTCCAAGTTTCGTTCCTTGGCCCTGGAGATTCTTCCATTCCAGGATCATGTCTCCAATCTGCTGACCAACTGGATCTCGGCCACTAAAGAGAACCTTCAGAACCCAATCTTCTACGACGCAGAAAAGATTCCAGTCGAGGCGATGACCAAGCTGGAGAACCTGGGCTATAAGCTGTATGGCTCCAGGGTTTATGTTCCGTACAACTCCACCGTCAACTACAAGACCAGGACCGACCAGCGTGAAGCTTTCCATGTTCCGCAACTGACTCATCACCAGACCGGGGAACTGTCCAATCTGATCTCCGGTGTGCTCAACATGCTGGACCGTATCATGCAACTCAGTCCACAGGAGATTGGCCAGGCTGCTCCCCATGAACAAACTGCTGAAGAAACTCGCGTCATCGCTGGAAACACGTCTACCCGCGTCACTTTCACAGGCTCCTTCATCGACGACGGCGATTACGCCAAGAAAAAAATGCTCTATGACGCCACCATGGCGTACGCTGACGATGAGATTACGGTAGGCATCACGTCAGCCTGGGCTAAGACAGAGGACGAGTTCAAGAAGCTGATGACCAAAGTCGGACTTACTATCTCCGATGATAGCACCTATGACCCACAGAACCCCGACGCGATGCATACGGTCACGGCCAAGAAGTCAGCGATGAAGCTGGAATGCTTTGCTTCCACCAGGGACGGGGCCAACCGCATTGATAACCCAGCGATTGCCGATGCCATGAGTAAGATCTTCTCGGCGGTGGCTGGGAACCCGCTCATCATCCAGTCCATCGGCGCGCAACAGCTCATCGAATTGCTCAACCAGATTATCCAAACCAGTGGTTTGCCGAAGGAATTCAAACTGCGCGGCACAGACATCAAGCCGGAAGCCTCACCGGAGGAACAAACCCAACAAGTACAACAGATGATGACTCAGTTTGCCGAGCAGGTGAAACAGCTTATGGCTCAGACCCAGCAGGAGACTCTGGCGGCGGCGGGGCAACAGACCCAGCAGATCGTCGGCGAGGCTGCTCAAGCCATCACGCAGCAGACAGCAGCGCAGCTACAGCCGATTGGCCAGATTGTTCAGGAGACAGCTCAAGCTACCCAGGCCAACTCCCAGCAGATCGCTGCACTTGGACAAGCTTTCGAGGCGTTGAACCAGGAGATTGAA